AAGTACTCAGGTATATCTACGTGGCATAAGTCTCTAGCTAAAGAAGCACTAGCAACTAAGAAGATAACTAATGTATCGGGTAGGCAGTATGCTTTCCCTTATGTAGAGAGAAGACCAAGGGGTAAGGTTAGTCACTTCACTATGATTAAGAACTACCCAGTACAAGGATTAGCTACAGCAGACATCGTGCCAGTTGTAGTAATGGAACTAGAAGAAAGACTACGGCTACTACAGTCGTGCTTAGTCAACACAGTACACGACTCAGCAGTAGTTGATGTACATCCAGACGAAACAAAATACGTACTACAAATAATAGATGACTTAAATAAAGACTTAGATAATATTATACATGAAGCCTACGGTATCAAGATGTGTGTACCAATGCTACTAGAAGCAAAAATTGGTGACAACTGGCTTGACACATTAGACGTAGTGTAGTAAAACTATAAGTTCTTAACTCTTGAAAGGTATAGATATGAAAACAGAATTAACAGTAGCCACAGAGAATGGTATGTCGATGTCAGAAATGATGGGCGTGTCCGTTGGTGAAGGTGGTAAGAAATCCTCAAGCCTAGCGAGGATGACACAGATACACTCAGGTATCATGGGGTCGATGGATGTAGGTGGTAAGACTATCAAGACAGAAGTCATACCATCTGGTGCATACAAGCTAGACTTAGGCAACGGTAAGATTGCTTACAGTACTAACCCACAGATACGAGTGTTCGCCATGCGTCAGCAGTGGACACGTTGGGATAGTGACAGCAGTCAGATGCAGAAGACAGTACTATCTGTTGATCTTAAGGGTGACCTCAAAGATAACACAGGGGGCTTCAACATAGGAAGACCTTCAGGTTATGTAGAAGATTGGGAGAGCTTACCTCAAGCTACTAAAGAACTAATGAGGCAAGTCAAAAGAACTAAGGTAGTATTTGGTACGGTTACTCTTCTAGATGCAGTAGACGAATCAGGTGCATCTCTTTCTGATGTAGGTACTGATGTACCCTTTATCTTAGATGTAAAGAATAGGGATAGTATCAAAGCATTAGATGGTGCAGTGAAGGCAATACAAAGAAAGAATGCACTGCCTATACAATACACGCTAGATCTTTCTGCTGACCAGCATACATTACCGACAGGTAATACTTACTCATCTATGATTGTAGGTTTAGGTGACAAGATAGAGATTGCTGAATCAGATAACGATGTACTCAGAGGATTCTTTGAGTGGATCACTTGGTCTAACGGTTATGTACTTGACCAGTGGTCATCTAAAAATACAGGTGGCTCAGTTGACCCTGCAATGTCAAAGATTATATCTGAGACTATGACTGATACAGACTTTGTTAGCGTAGAGGGGGCGGCTGTATAATGGAACACCCTGCTGAACTATCTGTCTATTCTTTCTTAGCAAAGGCTATGGCTGGAGAGGCTTCTGTATCTAAGGAGATAACAGATCAAGTCGCTACAGATGTAGGCAATGCGTTAGACAAGCAGTTCAACAGTAAGCCTAGAGGCGAGTTCAGACTTAGGATGTCCAACGTAGGGCGTCCTAAGTGTCAGCTTTGGTTCGAGAAGAATGACCCTGCAGATAAGACTCCATTCCCACCTCACTTCTTAATGAACATGTTGTTAGGTGACATAGTGGAGGCTGTCTTTAAGGGTCTTCTTAGGGCTTCTGGTGTACAGTTTGAAGACAACGGTAACATCACCTTAGACTTAGGTGATAACAAAACTATAAAAGGAGAGTACGATCTAATCTTAGATGGTAAGGTAGACGACATAAAGTCTGCGTCACCTTGGTCATACAACAATAAGTTTGTTAACTTAGAAACCCTCAAGCAAGGTGACAGCTTCGGCTACATACCACAGCTTGTAGGCTACGCTAAGGGTGCAGACAAAGATGTTGGTGGTTGGTGGGTAGTTAACAAAGGGACGGGTCAGTTCAAGTATGTCAACGCCTCATCTATAGACTCAAAGGAAGTACTCAATGACATTGCTGATACGTACAATTACTTAGAGAATGATGAACCCTTTGAGCGTTGCTACGAAGCAGTCAATGAAACCTTTTACAAAGCAAGAACAGGTAACAAGAAGCTTACGATTGAGTGTGGCTTCTGTTCATACAAACATAAGTGTTGGCCTACTCTACAAACGATACCCTCGTTAGTATCAAAGGCTAAAGAGAAACCAATAGTAGACTACGTACACATAGCAAAGGAAGCGGCATGACAAAATTTACATTAGATAATATGGAACACGAAGAGGACGACTTAACTGACGATCAAAAAAGTTTAGTGCATGGAGTATCAATTAATCAGAACGCTATAAAGCTGTTTGATGAAGTACTAATGGCTCTACAAAAAGAAGGAGCAGTAAAACTAGGTGACTTAAGAGATGCTTTAACTGCGAAATCTAATGGCAAAGACGCGTAGGCACAGTGCATACAGGTATCGTAGCGGCCTAGAGAAACAGGTTGCTGCGTACCTAAAGGATAACCAAACTAAGGTTAGGTATGAGTTACTAAAGATTGAGTGGGAAGACTTGAGGTATCGTACTTATACCCCAGACTTCTTACTTGATAACGGTATCATATGTGAAACCAAAGGTATCTTTGATTCTGAAGATAGGCATAAGCATACTTGTATAAGACAACAGCATCCAGAGCTAGACATTAGATTTGTATTCAGTAATGCTAAAGCAAAGCTTTACAAAGGATCTAAAAGCACCTATACAGATTGGTGTGAGAAGAATAATTTTAAGTATGCACACAGGGTAGTACCTGAGTCATGGCTAAAAGAAAAAGGCAAACTAATAACAGTTGAACGAATAGTATTAAAGACTGAGAGGAAAGACTAATGACTACACCAGCATACCTAACAGGCACTAGACATATATCTAAAGAGGATATAATAAAAGAACCCTCTCACTATACTCGTTACGCTATAGAACCAGTAACTTTTATTATGCAGAACGGATTTTCTTTTGAGGTAGGTAACATAATTAAGTACGCTAGTAGGGCAGGACATAAGCTATACGAAGGTATGAATGCAGTAGAGTCAGAGATCACAGACTTAGAGAAGATAAGACGTTACGCAGAGATGCGTATCAATGTACTAGAGGGTAAGGATGTCCTATGAAATCCTTTAGTGTAACGTTTAGAGTATCAATAGATAACGAAGCTAACATACTATCTTTGTATGAGGGTGGTCACGAACAAGATGTAAGAGAATTAGTAGAGAATGTCTTCTTTGATATAGATGATGTACACATAAGCAGTATAAAAATACAAGAAAGGTAACACGATGATAGCACAAGGGGATTTAAAAAACATGGGATACTTTGATAGTAAGTTAGATATAAATGATACAACAGATCAGTTCACTGCCTATAGTGATTGGGTAGAGGGTATGATCATTACACCACCAGATCAACGCCTGTATGAAAACTTATTCGGTTTGATGAGTGAGGCAGGTGAGGTTGCAGGTAAGATGCAAAAGACTATACGTGATTCTAAGTCTGTGTCTAAGGGTGACATGATTAAAGAGTTAGGTGACGTAGTGTTCTACGCTACAGCTATAGCTAATGCGTATAAGAGTTCTCTTAAGGAAGTTGTAGAAGTCAACATGGACAAGCTAAACAATCGTAAGAGACAAGGTAAAATCAAAGGCAGTGGAGACAACAGATAATGCAGTACCGATCCAATCTTAATCCTATGTTCAGATCTAAATTCTCTGAAGATATATTTAACCACAAGTATAGACACGACAACGCTGAAACTTGGGCGGCCTTAGCTCACACATTAGTTGAGGACGTATGTGTCTCACCTATTCAGAGTGGCGGCACAGATTTATATTTCAGTAAAGAAGATAGACAACAGCTAGAAGAATACATACGAGACATGAAGTTTATACCGGGTGGTAGGTACTTGTACTACGCAGGTAGACTTAACAAGTTCTTTAACAACTGTTACCTACTCAAGGCTGAAGAAGATACACGAGAGGATTGGGCTAACCTATCTTGGAAGTCAGAGAGTTGTCTGATGACAGGTGGTGGTATAGGTATTGACTACTCAGTATACAGAGGAGAAGGCACACCAATAAAGAGGACAGGTGGCGAAGCATCTGGTCCTATCCCTAAGATGAACATGATAAATGAGATTGGTAGAAGAGTAATGCAAGGTGGCAGTAGACGTTCAGCTATCTATGCTAGTCTTAACTGGCAACACGCAGACATTAATAAGTTCTTGGTAGCTAAAGATTGGGCATCAATGCCTGTAGGTAGCACGGGTAAAACCCTCTGGGATATAAAGCAAGAAGATTTTAACTTTGCTGCACCCCTTGACATGACCAATGTGTCAGTTAACTACGACACTGCTTGGTTACTTAACTACTACGAGACAGGTGAAGTAGGCCCAGTGTTTCAAGAGAACATCAAGCAAGCTATGAAGACAGCAGAGCCGGGCTTCTCGTTTAACTTTTTCGATAAAGAGAATGAGACACTACGTAATGCGTGTACTGAGGTAACATCAGAAGATGATAGTGACGTGTGTAACTTAGGGTCACTAAACTTTGGACGCATAGAAACAATCTCAGAACTAAAAGATGTAGTACGATTAGCCACTATGTTCCTTATCTGTGGGACGTTAAAGGCACAGCTACCTTACGATAAGGTCTATCAAGTGAGAGCTAAGAACCGTAGGCTAGGTCTAGGCTTCATGGGTGTACACGAGTGGCTCATAAAAAAAGGATATAAATATGAGGTGTCACCCGAACTTCACCAGTGGCTATCCGTATACAAGGGAGAGTCAGATAAAATATCTAAAGAGTTTGCAGATAAGTTATCCGTTACGAGACCAGTAGCTAATAGAGCTATTGCACCTACAGGATCTATAGGAATACTGGCTGGTACTTCAACAGGCATTGAGCCTATCTTTGCTGTGGCATATAAGAGGAGATATTTAAAAGGTAATACACGTTGGGTGTATCAGTATGTCGTAGATAGTGCAGCTCAAGAACTCATTGATCTGTACGGTACTGACCCAGAGGATGTCGAGAGTGCGTTAGACTTAGCGTCTGACTACGAGAGAAGGATTAAGTTTCAAGCTGACGTGCAAGACTACGTAGACATGAGTATTAGTTCTACAATTAATCTTCCTGCGTGGGGTAGTAAACTTAATAATGAGGATACAGTAGAGGCTTTCGCTAATACGTTAGCGAGTTACGCTCATAGACTACGAGGGTTCACGTGTTACCCTGATGGTAGTCGAGGTGGTCAGCCGCTTACGTCTGTACCTTACAGTGAAGCAGTTGAGAAATTAGGTAAGGAGTTTGATGAACACGTAGAGACTCACGACATATGTGACATCAGTGGTAACGGAGGCTCGTGTGGAGTATGAGTATCATTAGAGAAGCAGAACAATACATCAAGAGTAAAAAGTATCATCTCATCAAAGGGCTAGCTGAAAAGCTAGACCCTTTAGAGACTTACATATCGGAGAACATGGATGATTCAGTAGAGAAAGATAAAGCTATTGAACATTTAACGGAAGTGTTTATGTGGTGTAAAAGATACACAGATATTAGTAGGTAGACTAGTTAGTTATTATATCTTTCATGGTAGGTGTAAGATTTCCACGGTCTGCCGCATCTATTTTTAAAGCCTCTATAAGTTCTTCTAGATCAGCGGAATTAAGTTCAAACGCATCTTTTATTACTTCTCCGTCATCATCCATAAATTTATATTTGTTTAGAGCTTTTTTTAATCTTCCTTTGTTTGAGCCTACTAATTGATCAACGGTTATTAATCTTCCTAGTCTACCGTCTTCATCACCAGTACCTACAGTGTCTTTTAATAAAAGTTCTTTAGCTTTTTTTCTAGCTAAGGATACTACACCTCTATACAGTATTGTTCTTGTTTCTACATCTCCATCTATCCATCTAGGTTCTTGTAAAGTGTTTTGAGCTAACATGTTTACAAGGTGAGGAACTAATGAGTTTATTCTATTGTCTGCTTCAGGGAATAAACCTTTTCTATTTATTTTGTATGATGGTATACCTATCTGCACCATCATTTTAACAATATAAGTAGGTACACCTTCGGGTCTATTTACTCCAGACATATTTCTTACAGTAGGTTCTTCGCTGAACCCTGAATATTTTTCTTTAGGTTGGAGAGAATCTGGTGCATCAAGTACTTCTAATAATTTATTACTACTAAAATCTACATAGCCAAATAGTTTTTTATAAAACTCGTTACCTGATTTTTTATCTTTTACTAAAAAGTCTTCGCCTTCACCAAAAAATAATTCACCAGCTTCATCAAAGGGTTCTAACATACGTAAAGGTATTCCAAATATATCACTACCTACCTTAGCCCATGAGTAATGAAACTGTTGTATAAATTCTGGATCATCTTCTATAACAGCATCACGCATATTTCTAACAAAACCACTTAAGTTACCCTGTAACTGTCTAGTAAGTCCTGTAGTTCCCATTGTCGAAACTATATCTGCAATTAATGCAGGGGGTATTTTCCCATTTCCCCATTTGTCTACATTATCAGGGTTAGAAAAATACATCTTGTACATTTCTTTTACTTCTTGCCATGTAGTGTCGGACTTACCTACTTCCCCTTTATATGCGTGTGCTATCATACGAGCAGGGCCATCAAACAAAGATCTAGGAAATTGATACACAATATTACCCGGTTGACCTGTTGCATCTTCGTCTGTATACCAAGGTAATCCCCTGTCTAATCTTCTAACTTGATCTACTGCCATAGTTGCTATAATAGTCATCCCTACTGCTCCCTTTGCAGCAACGTCATCTATGTCTCTGGTAATTAAATCTTTACGCCCTGTAGTTCTTAAAAATAAATGATGTGCTAAACTTACTCCTGTATAATCCATTAAATTAGATATGTGATTATTAAAAAACTGACCAAATGGAACTTGCGCTCCAAAGTAAGGAAATTTTCTTGCACCCTCAATAAGTTTAGCAAGTTGGCCTACCGTTTCTACTATAGGTTGACTTACCCCACGCTCTGCAGCTCCTGTAAAAGACTTACCAAAACTTTTAGAATACGTCATTCTAGATGCGACATCTACAGCAGGAGTCATTACATTAACACTCCACCTTCCGCTTATAACTTCTGTAGCAAACTTTTCTGATTTTATAAAGTCTGCGTAGTCTACCCCATAAACTTCTCTTGTTTTTTGTACCATCATTTTTTTTAGTTCTATAGATTTACTGTATGTGTCAAACAATCTGACCATAAATAAACTTTGCATTTTGTCCATACCTTTATCAAAAGCAGCCCTAACTTTTGGTGTAAGTATCAATCCTTTGTCATTTAATTTTTGCATTTCTGACATTTCACTAACACCACCAAAAATGTATTGAGACAAAGGCTTTGTGTCTGTAGGAAAAGTTCTAAGTATATCTTCAAATTCATTCATAGTTGTATAAGGATCGATAATGGCTCTGGATTTAGCTGTAATTCCTTCAGCTAAAGATCTAGTTTTTTCGTGCCAAAAAGGATTAGGCCCATCTGATTTATAGTTGTACCATCTTTTGTCTAGACCAGATACGTGTTGAATAATATCTTTACCACCATGAATTACTAGTCTTGATATGTCTGCTGTAGTTTGTAGTGTTGTCCCAAGTCTCCACCCGTACAAATTTATTCCTGTAGTTCCGGGGTGCGTAATCATAGATTTAATTATAGTGCTTTGAA